ATCAAACGGCGCGCTGTATACCAGCATGTCCGGGTCTCCGGTGATACCACCACCCCAGATTCGCTCGTTGAATCTTGCAATCACGCCGAACTTCTTAGGGGTTGTTACCTGGACAACGGTGAGATCGTCCCCATACAGGCAGAACATTCCGTCCTCCGCATTAGAGAACAGCAGAACATCCACCGGCTCCGGGAGGGGGTCTCCGTCCTTGTAGTTAACCTCATACGTTACCCAATCACAATCGTTCACGGTCAGCCCGGTATACTGCAGCGCCCAGTCATCGTCACCGTCCAGTGCCTTGGTGTACACCGACCCATTGCTGATCGCCACCAGCAAGGTGCCTTCCGTGCCGAACCTACGGTGCAGGTATGCCAGCGTCCCGATAGGATCGTGCAGGGTCTGGGAGATCTGATGGCCTTCCCGCATCGGGGTGAAGCTGCCTCCTGTGATATTCACGTTCTCCATCTCGCGGGCATATCGCATATCCATGTTGTAGCCGTCCCCACTCTGGTTCAGGCCCATGAACTGCCTGATGGCGAAAGATGTTTCATACAGCGGCATCGTCAGCCCCCCTTACCTTGGGATGTTCCGGAACTTGTCGTACCGCTTACTCGTCCCATCCGGATTCAGTCCAGCCAGACCACCATCATCGGAAATCGAAGCAAGCGTCTGCTGGAAGCTCTGCAGGAAGGCCATGCCGCGCTGCTGCTTCTGCGGGTTACCATTGCGGTATACCAGCCATGTGGCGTAGTCGGCAATCGCCCTGTGTGTCCAGTAAGGCAGGGCCGGGATATCCTCGTCATACTGCAGATGCGGATAGCTTCCGGATGGGACATGCCCCTTCGCCCATGCACGGACAAGCCGGTCGTAGCCTTCGTTGACATAATCATCAACGTGCGGAAGGTAATCCTCCAGATCCTCTGCATCGTTGTTCGTCTGGAACATCACCTGCTCTTTGATTTCCTTGAAGGTCATAGCGTTTCACCTCACAGGTTGGCATACCTCTGCTTCAGCATCATGAAAACCTCAGGGGTGACATCGACATACTCGCCGCGCTTGACTCGGACGAAGTTGTCTCCCTGCTCGTTACTGATGCTCACATGTTCAAACTGATCGACTGCCACTCCCGTAGCGTCATCATTCTCCCGCTTCGGGATGAAGATCCGCACCCGGGTCTCCTTTTCCTCTTTGGGCTTAACAGGGACAGCTATCGTTTCACGACTCTTAGGCATAAAAAAGCTCCTTTCTAAAAGAAAGGGGGATACCCTAAAAATGCTTTAGGGCATTTTAGGGTATCCCCCAGGGGGGTTAAAGATTAATCACTTACGCCATGCTCGACACGGACGATGAAATCATCCTGGATGATCGCAGCGCAGAAGTGCTTCACCTTCCAGGCAATCGTGCCGCGCTGGTTCAGCGGGTCATCAGAACCGGAAGAACCAGGAGCCTTGACGATGGTCTGGATGTTGGGGGTTCCACGCCCACCGAGCTGCACGATGCCGTAGGCGTCCCGTCCGTAGATCAGAGTGGCATGCACCTCGTCACCGTTGGAAGCGCCGCCGCTGGGGACGATCTTCAGAGCATTCACGGTAGTCCAGTCCGTAGTGACGGAGGGAACCCAGCGGAACTTAACAGTCTTCGCACTGGCATCCACATACTCTACGCACATGGGGGTCACGAAATTCGTGCTGGCTCCTTCCACCGTCTTGGTGTACTGCACATAGACCATCTTGCCGGTCAGCTCCCGGGCCTCGTCCTCGCTGATGGTGTCGGAGACGGTCATCGTGCGGGACGCGGCATCGAAGGCAGTCGCGGTCAGGGCGGTCTTGGTACCGTACAGATAGGTCTCATTGGTGAAGGTCTTGCCGTTGTCCACCTCAAAGAACTTGACCTTGTAGATGGTGCCCAGCTCATACTGCTGAACCCGGGCATCGCTCTGATAGGTGGCAACATCGATCCAGTGCTGATCCTGCGTCAGATCGAAGTAGGTGTCGTGATCAACCTTCGCATGGTAGTAGCCATCGGAGAAGGGCTGGGCACCCGCCTTCTTCAGCTTCCGAACCACCCGCTTGATCACGGCATAGTTGATCACGTTGGACTTGGTCAGCGCGGCACGGCTGGTCACGGCGCCGGGGTACATGACATTCAGACCGGCGCTGATCTCATCCCGGACGATGGTGTCGATGGACAGCCGCGCCTGGTTATTCAGCCGGTCGGACATGGCCTTGGTCATGTTGTCAATATGGAACAGATCGAATTCATCCGTATAGGGGATGTACCCGCCGTAGGGCTTGGTCATCACGGTGAATTCGGTTTCCTGCAGCTTCTGACCATCGGGAGTCACGCCCTCGTACAGGGGCTTGGTGATCGCCGGAAGCTCGGTGAACCGATGGAAATGAACATGCTTGCCGTTATGCTCAGGCTGCTCGATCATCTGGGCATCGGAGGCATAGCCCAGGTTGGGCTGCACGTTCTTCAGCGCCTGCCGCTGAAAGTAGTCCTGCAGGGTAGGGCTTACGCCCTGGTCGTAGGAATAATTCAGGTTGTCATAAACCGCCATTTGTAGCACACTCCTTTATACTTTGAAGCGCGCTCCTTCCTCCAGCCTCTTGTTAAGACGGTCGAACTGTTCGTCCGTCATGCTGGCAATCGTAGATTTCTCAGCACCACTCGCGCCGTTGGAAGAGCGCATGGGAGCGGGAGCCTTCCGGTGTGCCTTCTGGTTCTGCATGGCCTCGGCTACATCGTAAAAATCCCACTCGCCGGATAACACTTTCTCTCGGACTTCCTCATTGCGGTTAAATTCCGACATCACATCCACGCCTTTTACGGTCTTAACCTTCTGGGCCTGTTTCGCCAGCATGTCCGCACGGATGTCATCGGAAGAATCCTGATTAGAGGAAAACCGTCCGTTCTCGTCCCGGGGCTGTTGTTCATTCTTCGGCTGGGGCTGCCCCTGACGATATCGTACCAGCTCCTTGGCAGTCTCCAGGTCTTTCACCTTTCCGGACTGTACAAGCTCCAGTGCGTCCTGCTCCAGCATTCGTTCCATCAACGGAGCCAGCTTCGCGTCATACTCTGCGCGGATCCGCTGCTCCGTCTCCCGGATAGCCTTATCCACCGCAGCGCCTACCCGCTTCTTGATCCACCCCGGTTCGGTACCACTCCCGGAAGAGGTTTCTTCAGGCTGCTTCGGCTGATCGTCTATCACGGAGTCCAAAGTCTCAGATGCATCCGTTTCTTCGGTGACAGCAGTCTCAAGTTGAGTGTCGGCCTCAACGACTTCTGCCTCATTGTTTTCGACCAAGTTTTCCATGGAAAATCTCCTTTCATCCATCTGTGAAAACACAGTCTGGGTGTGTATATGCAAAAGCCCTGCGAAAACGCAGGGCCTGTTGCCAAATTATCGGGATCCCGTTATTTGCTTCAGCTGATCACTGGATATGTTCCTCGTCCGCTGCAGGTACTGCAGAACCTGATTGGGATCATTCAATATGGTATCCGGTACATCGGGAAACTGCTGTTTCACGAATGCCGCCGGATTCTGCAAACTTTGCATGAGCTGGTTCGCTCTCTGGTAGGCGTTGATCAGATTAAACAGAGGAGCGGGCAATTGCCTTCACCCCTTCCAGGATCTCTGTCTTCAATTTCTCCAGGTCGGCCTTGGTGACATACTCACCGCCGCCCGGGACATTGGACGCAGCCGTTGCCAAAGTCTGACAGGCCTTCGCCACAGAGTCCCAGTCAACAGGCTGCGGAGGCTGATAGGCAGGCTGCGGAGGCTGATAAGCAGGCTGCGGAGGCTGATAAGCAGGCTGCTGGTACACGGGCTGCTGGTTGTACATGTTGAGATACGGATTGTTGTAGACTGCCATATTTGATCATCCTTTCCAGAAATATGTGGGAACTTCGTCCCCGCTGTCCCAGGCATCAATATACCGTCCGTCCCGGACGCATACGGCGTGGCTCCCGGTTCCAACGATGTACGTGCCTTCCGGATATCGTTCGCAGAAAGCTCTCACCGTCACGCATTCCGGACAACTCTCCGGAAGCAGGAAGGGCCTGAAGCCAAGCTGTTTAAGATACAGCCCCCAGAGCCAGTTCGCGCTTGGCATGGTGCAGTATTCTGCCGCCAGCTCGCACAGCC